TTTTCATTATTATTCCCTAACAATTTAAAATATATAAGCGTGTAGTCTGATGTAAGTTATCTGTTAAAGACGCGAGTTCGACTCTCGCCGTGTCCACCATTTTAGCTTATAACCCTATGGGTTATGTAGTTGACCCCGGGTTATGCTCGGGGTTTTTTATTGCGATTCAAAGTCAATATAACTATCAAATACCAAACAACTACATTTTTCTGGATCTATGGGTGTCTTAAAACAATAAATCTATCTGCCCAGATTGTTATATGGTGATCTTTAATTTTTATATCTTGAAAATTTACTTCATTCATTATATACTGAATATATATTAGAGTTATGAGTAATATTAAACTAACAAAACAACAGGCTGAACAAAAAGTATACGACTTAACCGAAAAACTTTTATATGTTAAAAAAGATTTTAAAGATGTAGCGGCTGGTTATAAAGAGAGAATGAAGGAAATTGAGAATGAAATTAAAGCTATTGTAGAAGAAGCGTCAGTTGGTAGTCCTAATTGACTTTCTTTTTTTTCTTAGAAGGTGTTTTTTTCTTAGAAGGTGTTTTTTTATCTTTTAATTTGATGCTTTCTAAAAATGTTTTAACTTTTTCTTTTAATTTTTTTCGCATATAAGTAACTATACAAAAATACATTGACAAGAGAAAATTAATTTGTATACTACATTGAAAATTTCTCAGGCTGATAATCTGAGATTGTAATAGTAATATCGAATAATAAAACCTAAATTATATTATAATGCAAACTAAAGAGAAAAAAATGAGTATTGAAACATCTACGGATAGGTATGTGGTAATGAGAAATGGAGCAAGAGTATCTGATGAAGAATACTCTACACGGGATGAAGCTAGTACAGAATATGAACATTGGAATCGTGTTATCACACGTTGGCCAGATGGTTCTAAGTTAGAGATTGTTAATGTTGGTAGAAGGAACAAGTGATTATGGGATTAAGAGAACAAATTAAAACAGCAAAGTCAGAATCAGAAGTAAATTCACTTTTGCAGAGTGGTCAGAAATATGAATTTGCATCTGATTATACCAAACGTTCATGGAAATCTGCTGCTAAGTTTAGACTTGTAGAACTGAGTAATTCAGTACCTACACAAACTTCAGAGACTCCAGTTGTTTCAAAGAAGGCTCCAAAGAAAAAGAGTAAGTAAAACTAAAAATAGGTTAAAATTATTACAAGGCGTTACAAAAAAGTAACGCCTTTATTTTTTGTCTAATAACAATTTAATTGATATATATAATCAGTTATTATGTCTAGAAAATTTAGTTCGGTGATATTACCATCAGACTATGATGAAATGGAAAAATACATCATTAAGAACAAAACTGCGTTAACTAAAAAAGTTGTGGACTCTATTGAGTATGCTTTAAAAAATAAGTTAACTAACGTAGAAGTTTTTAAATTTAAGAATAGCGACTATATTGTTTTACTAAATGTGTTATCATTTAAAGAAAATTTAGATTTTATCTTTAACTATTACATTGAAACAGAGCAATACGAATATTGCGACAATGTAAGAAAAGTACAAAAACTATTAGACAAAAAAAATAATGAGCAAGAAAAAAGATACAAGCCCAAAGGTTCATCAAAACACAAAAATTAAAGATTCCATTCAAATTAAAAGTGCGAATTTAACGGAAAAACAAAAACAGCTCATAAATGTCTTGACTGATAAGAATACAAAATTAGTATTCATATCGGGTCCTGCTGGTACTAGTAAAACATATACTTCGGTACTAGCTGGTTTGAATTTAATTAATGACAAACGTGTGAGTGAAATCATTTATGTTCGTAGTGCAGTTGAGAGTAGCGATAGTAAATTAGGATTTTTGCCTGGTGAAATGGATGAAAAGATGAGTCCTTATGTTCAACCACTAATTGACAAATTGGAAGAGTTGTTACCAAGATGCGATATTGAAAAGTTGAAAAAAGAAGAGCGTATCCATGGATTTCCAGTTAACTTTCTTCGTGGATTAAATTGGAATGCTACTGTCATTGTGGCTGATGAAGCTCAAAACATGACTAAAAAGGAACTTATTACACTTATAACGCGTGTAGGCGAGTTCAGTAAATTATATGTTTGTGGCGATCCAGATCAAAGCGATATTAATGGAAAGAGTGGATTTGCATCAGTTATGAACATATTTGATGACCAAGAAAGTCGAGACAATGGCATTTTTATATTTAAATTTGATGAAGAAGACATTGTTCGTAGTGGATTGGTTAAATATATATTAAAAAAGTTAAAAAAGCTAACTTGATTAATAATTATATAGTATGGCAGTAGTAATATCAAATAGAGGACGTTTAATATCCGATCTTACACAAGCAACGTTGTTGAATAATAACGACTTACTTATTATTCAATCAATCAATGCTACCACCAATTCAACCAGAAAGATAACCCTATCACAACTTTCTGATAAAGTGTTAGGTTCGTTGAACCCATATGGTAATACAGTTAAATTTACAAATGCCAGCAACGAATTTACAGGTGCATTTTATAATCCAAATGGATATACATCTAATTTATACGCATTAACAATTCGTAATTCTGTTACGATGACATCGGGTACTGCGACTATAAGCCCTAATAGTCTTACCTTTTCTCCATCCGGTGGCGCTTTGTTTACCACAAAGATTACAAATACAGTAGGAGGTATTACAGGAAGTGCATCCAGTGGTTTGACTGGTAGTTTAAAAGGTAAATTGACTGGCAATGTTACAGGCAATGTTACCGGAAACGTTACTGGAAATCTAGTAGGTAGTGTCACTGGTAATGTTAGTGGAAATTTAGTAGGTAGTGTCACTGGAAATGTACTTGGTAATTTGACAGGCGATGTATATAATGCCAACTCCAATAAAGTTTTAGAAAATGGAAGTGGATCTCCTACATCCAATGGTGGTATTCCAAATGCATTCTTTTATGGTACGTCTTCATATGCTACAAACGCCTTAACTGCAGCATATGCTTCTGGCGGCGCTGGTGGATTACCATCTGGTGGTAGTCAATATCAGATTGTCATGAAGGATACTGGAGGTGGTGCTACGTGGAGTACTCCAATAACGAGAAGTGGTGCGCCATCTCCTAATTATTTATCTTACTGGTCTGATAACAAAACATTAGCAGGTACTAGTTTACAATATTCGTCGGTTGATAATAAATTAAATATTTCTAATGGTGGAATTAGCGTTACTACTGGAGCAATTACATCTTCATTTAAATCTTTAAGTTCTACAGTCGCAATTACATCGGGTAATCCATATCGTATTATCTATGGTGACGCATATGGATCTACATTATTACAATTAAGTGCGAGTGGTTATGTTACGATGTCATTAACAAACGGACAAACATCTACTATATTTGTACAAAATACTGGAAATTATAAAGTTTTGAAGTGGTCTGGTAGTTTTAGTGGAGGTACAGCTAATACCAAAATTTATTGGAAAAATGGATTGAGTGCATCCATTACACAAGGTGATCAAAAGAAAGATGTAATAACGTTTGTTAATATCAACAACAAAATTTTTGGCAGTGTTATAAATAATTTTCAATGATATATGAATTTTCCGTTTGCATATTGGAAAAACGTGGATGTGGTACCGGGTGCCATATACCAAACTTTTTCTGCTACATGTATAGTAAATTCAGCTGTTATCTCAAATGGTGGAGCGGAAGTAGCTTATAGTTATACGTCTGTTAGCGGTGGAGGTGGAATTGCTGTTTTTGAAAATACTGGCGCCGTAGGACTCATAGGTTCAACATTACAAGTTACAGCTTGTTTACCGAGTGATTCTACCAATTTTGTAATAATTCCAACTCCAGTTGATGGAAACGGACCACGTACAGGACCTACTAATACAACGGTATCTTGTATTCCGTAATAAAAATTACAAATTAATATCAAATTTATAATATATGGCAATAAGTCCTTGTAATAATTTAAATGTAAAAACACTAAGAATCAGTCAATTGGCTAATTTATCATCATTATCAAGTAATGATTTGATTCAAATGTCTCAGTACCAAGGTGGAGTTTATTATTCTAAAAAAGCAACACTATCCCATCTGAAGGTTATATCGTGATGAACGTTAATATAAATGTGGTAGTTCCTTAATCTTATATATTTATTAATGTATGCCTACGCCATGTAATAGTTTAAATGTAAAATTTATAAAGATAAGTAATTTAGCAAGTTATACTTCTCTTAAGGACGATGATTTATTTTTGACAATTCAATCTAGTGGTGGATCTTTATATTCAAGAAAAAGTACGATAGGAGATTTGGTAAGTTTTATTACAACAAATCCAAATGGATCATATAGCGGATCTTTTACAGGTTCATTTAAAGGTAATGTCACTGGAAGATTATATGGTACGTCATCTTATACACTGACATCATCTTATTTATTACAAACCAGTCAAAATACTACAAACCAACTTGGATACTTTAATGGCACAAGACTTACAAGTACTCCTGGTTTAGTATTTCAAAGTAATGTTGGTGGATATAAAATATTAAATATCTCTTCGTCTCTACCATTTAATTATCTAAATATCGCTAGTCGTGGTGCTAGCGGTTATAATCAATCTGGAATTATATTAGCAAACTATAATAGTAGTGAACCATATCCAACATATGATTCTTGGACACTACTAAGTAATAGGAGCGGAAGTTTAGTATTTGTTGCTCCAATTGGATCAAATCAATTTTCATCATCTGGTGTTGTAGCTAAATCTGCTACAGGTGAATGTTATGGTATGGTACAGATGAGAAATGGCTTTTACTTCTGGCCATTTATGTCTTCAAACACGCCATCAAGAGATGGTGGTATTGGTATTGGTGTACAACCCCCAACTGAACCAACAGGATCATTCAGCAAATATTTAAGAGCAAAATTGCAAATAAATATGTTTAGTGGTAGCGGTGAAGGTGGATGGTCACCACAAGCAACTGTTGAAAATAGAGCTACTGCTATATTGGTAAATTATGGTTCTGGAAGCGCAACTACATCTTTAGTACCAACATTTTATGTGTCCGCTAGCGGTAACACATATATCAAAGGTAAATTAAACGTTGTACGTGGTGTAACAGGATCATTTTATGGTACAGGATTTAAAACATTAAATAGTAAATCTGTAAGTTTCTGGGGTACATCAAGTCATGCGGTTTCCTCTAGTTTTGCGCAGACTGCAAGTTATGTTGGTACCATATCACTATCAGGATTTCCAACATCGACTTATGCTGCAGGTACTAGCACAAATACAGTATATAGTTTCATAACAGGTACAAATGAAGGTGGTGTAGGTACATATTGTTATGCCATTACACATGGTTTTGGTACAACACCAGGATTGATGAGAGCAACTATGTATTGTACTTCCAATGATTTGGGATATGTTGTTGGTGATGAAGTTGATGTAAATGCAGTAGAATCAGATTGGTTGGATGCTAATGTATTTACATCGTGGTGTAATTCAACTTATGCAGGTATATCTGTCAATAACAACACAGATTTAAAAATTGTAAGTAAAACTGGTAGTTCTTGGTTATCACCTAATCTAAACAATTGGAAGTTTAGAATTAGAGTTTGGAAATAAAAAATTGACATTTTCTTATTTTTGATTATATATATTGTTAGATGGTGATCTTATAGACATCATCTACTATAGTGCTCGAGTGAGGCTATTAGGTTAATAAGTTCAATAGAATTATTAAAAGAAAGGTAAATATATGTCAGTAGTAAAATATAGTCCGTTTGCATTACGTCACGTTGATCGTGATGAGTTTTTAACCCCATTTGACCGTGTATTTGATGAAGTATTTGCGGCTCATTTCCCAGAATTAAATAAAGAGCTAGGAGTTGGATTCTTTGAAAAACAAAGTTATCCGCGTGTAGATGTTATTGATTATAATGACCATGTAGAGATTCTAGCCGAAATTCCTGGTCTATCAAAAGACGAAGTTTCGGTTGAAGTACAAGAAAATGTACTTACTATTAGTGGTCAGAAGATTAAGAAAGTTGATGATAAAGAATCCACTGGAAAATATATTCGTAGAGAATTGAAACATAGTAGCTTCAAACGAAGTTTTACATTGGGAGACCAAATCAATAAAAATACAACGTCTGCTAAATTTGAGAATGGATTGTTGACTATTATCTTATCAAAGGTAAAACCAACCATTCCTGAAACAAAAAAGGTAAAGATTAATTAAATTAATCTTGGTTATGTTAACCCCGCTATTTATAAATAGCGGGGTTTTATTTTATTTAAATATTTATATATATGATCAAATTTAAACACTTAATAATATTTACGTCACTATTGATAGCTGGATGTGCGGCGTATTTTAGTGTGTATGGTATAGGTATGTTGTTTTCTGGAGCTACAATAGCGGCTATGATTATGGCATCTTCATTAGAGTTGGGTAAGCTGGTAACTACATCGTGGTTATTTAGATACTGGAATAAAGCTAATTTACTAATGAAGTCATACATGATATTTGCAGTTTTTGCTCTTATGTTTATAACATCTTTGGGTGTATTTGGCTTTTTGACATCCGCATTTCAAAAGTCTTCTCTAGAAACCGATGTATCAAATTCTAAAATCGTCGCTTTTGAAACACAAAAAGTTGAAGAACTTAGAAAGATTGAATCAACAAAAACCTCTATTAGTAATTTGTTTAAGTTACGTTCGTCACAAGAATCTAGATTATCTGAGACTTTAACAAACGTCGTTATTGCGAGAAATCCTATTCAATTCCAAAATTTACAAAACCAAATAAACGATCAGATTGAAGGTTTGAATAAACAATTAGAAACTGAAAATGAAAAACTAAAAGTTTCAGGAGATAAAATTACCAAATTGGACGATAGTATTTTTAAATTAAAATTGGAAAATAGTCAAAAGAAGGATATAACCACGTTTAAATTTGTCGCTGATGAATTTAATACTACGATACAAAAAGTTGCTAAGTGGTTTATTTTAATACTAATAGTTGTCTTTGATCCACTCGCAATAATTCTATTATTAGCTTATAATATATCTACCAATAGAACATATGAAGAATCAGATAAAGATTATGAGATCTATAAAAAAGAAGTTGAAAAGGTCGAAAAAGTTGAGAAAACTAGTCCTCCAGAGTCTACTTCTGTAGAAAATAATGTTGTGGAAAAAGTTGTTGAGGTTGAGAAACCGATTGAGAAGATTGTTGAAGTTGAAAAACCGATTGAAAAAATTGTTGAGGTTGAGAAGCCTGTTGAAAAAATTGTTGAAGTTGAAAAGATAGTAAAAGCTCGAGCACCATATGGACATGCGAGTTTTTAAATAAAAAAATTATTTTCAAACAAACGTAATATATATTTTATACTTGAAGAAAGAATTCAATATATATGAACGAAGAAGAATTGTTAGAGCTATATAACTTGATCAAATATAGTTACGAAAATACCGATTGGAATAGTGTGAAAGAATCTTTAGATTACATATCAGAATACATTGATGTATCTGATGACTTAGTGGAGTAAATAAATGTTATATCTATACATATTAGTTTTGTTAGCGTCAATTGCAACGAATATTTTTTTGGTTGTTTCGTTAAAACGTGCATTTTATACAATAGATATTCTTGAGAATTGGATAGTTGATTTTAAAGCATCAATTAATAATGTATACAAAAAGTTGAAAGAAGTTGATAATCGTGGTATCTTTGAAAAAGATGACGATGTTGGTTTTTTATTCACCGACATCCATAATATTATAAAGATAACTAAACAAAGGGTAAATGATGAGTCAGATAATTCAACCAGTATTGATGAAAAAAACAACTAAAACTAAGAAAAAACTTCTTTCAAACAAGAAGCAATCAAAGGTTTTTAAGAAGATAAAAAAACCTAAGATTTCTATTTCTATTATATCAAAAAAGGATATTAAGAAAAAAGAAAAGTCTACTAAAGTAAAACCTACAAAAGATATCGTAGTACCTAGAATTAAAGAGACTCCAAAAACAAAAAGTGTAGAGTTAGAATCGGATGAAGTAACATTGGTTGACGAGAATGAACCAAAGAAGAGGCGTAGAGGCAGAAACAAGAAAGAAAAAATTTATTTCAGTAAAGCAACAGAAGAGGCTATTATACAATACAACGAAGAAGAGGATGTAAACATTAGAAACAATATCTATGAAACAAAAATAAGATATAGTTTTGAAAAACTAGTAGAAAATATATTTAATACATTTAAGTTTACTTATTTTGATAATAGTCCATTAGAAATTCAAAAAGAAACTGTCAGTCATTTAGTATCTAACATACATAAGTTTCAATCTGGTAAAGGAAAAGCATTTAGTTATTTCAGTATAGTAGCTAAAAACTATTTAATCTTTCATAACAACACTAATTATAAAAGATTCAATCAACATGTCGATATATCCGAAACTCCAGGCGAATCATCGGTGTGTTTACAGACCGAAGATGAACATCATAAAAATGTACAAACACAAGAATTGATGAAATTGTTGGTCCAATACTGGGAAAAGAACATTAGAAAAATATTTACCAAGGAAAAGGATCTAAATATAGCATATGCAGTGATAGAACTATTTAGAAGTTGTGATAGATTAGAAACATTTAATAAAAAGACATTATACTTGTATATTAGGGAAATTAGTGGGTGTAAGACACAACAAGTTACAAAAGTAATCAACAAAATGAAGAGTTATCAATATACCATAATGCAGAGTTATTTAAATCGCGGTGTTATATAAAACAATTAAATTAATTAACCACCTAAGAAATTAGGTGGTTTTTTCTATTTATATGATATGGATCTAAATTTTGAGATATACAAAGGAAAGTCTTTTTCTGGTCTTTGCAAGGATATTGTAAAAAACTCAGAGAACAAAAAAGACCAAATTGATGTATTGGTTTCTGATTTGAGAGGTTTGATTAAAACCATTAATGATGCGGTTATCATCGTTCCTCTCATAAAAGATTATTTTGATGTAGGTGTTAAAAATGATGAACAACTAATTAAAATAGCTGCTGTTGTACAACGTTTGGTTGCAAAATCAGAAAATAGTGCTGATGGAATGCAAACATTGATTTCAGATGAAGAACGTAAACAATTGATGGACGAAGTAATTAAGATAGGTAAAACCTCCGAATAAAATGAGTAGCTCTACTAATGTAATGAATATTGTAAGGAACCTTAGCCAACCAGCTAAATCCATGGATCCTACAAATATTTTGTCTGCGAATCCTAATTTTCAATTAGCCGTTGTGGTTGATATAATATTGGATGAAAATCATCCATATATGGGTAAAAATCAAAACGATCCAAATGCTTATCCGGCGCCTACAATCAAATATCAACAGATTCCGGTAAATTACAACACGGCTGTACCAAATTCAACCGATGTGGATTATAGTTACATTGGTAGAGCCAAAGTAAGAATATTAAGTTTGGAAAAACAAACTGCAGTTGAAAAGTTACCATGGGCTATTCCGTTGGATACAACAATAACTCAGTATCCTTTGGTAAATGAACAAGTAATGGTTATCAAAATCGGTGATAGCTATTATTACACAAAACCTTTTAGCAAATTTAACTTTGTTGGTGTCAATGGAGACTTTGTTACAGAAAAATCAGCAAGTGATACTGCAAATAGTGCGATTCCATATTTAAAACCCCCTCTTAAAGAGAGTTATATTTCACATCCATTGTTTACCAACCTAAATCAAACTGGTTTTTTTGGTAACTATTTCATTATAAATCCGTATATCCGATCTGTTAAGAAATACGAAGGTGACACTGCGATAGAAAGTAGATTTGGCCAATCAATTAGATTCAGTGCGTATGATGACAACAGATTGATTGATAAAAATACAACGGATTCATCATACATCCTAGACAAAAATCTATTCAAAAAATCTCAAGCTGGTGGATATGGTAACCCTAAGATTACAATTAGAAATAGACAGAGAAATATCGCTAGAGATTCGGACCAATCTATCCATCCTAAGTTACCAAAAATTAATAAGATAAATCCTCTCGAAAAAAACTATGGAGGACAAATTGAAGAAGACATAAATCATGATGGTAGTACTATAGAAATATCAAGTGGAGCAACATTATCTAAATGGAAAACCACGGTGTATAAAAGTATATTTGGTGTAACACAAGATAATGATCCAACTGAAGAACAGACTAGATTTAATCCGTCAAATTCTACAAAGTTTGTATTGCCATCATTAAATGGCGACCAGATTGTTATAAACACAGATAGATTAGTATTAAGTAGTAGATTTGCCGAGACCCTACATTTCAGCAAAAAACGTTATGCTGTTGTAACGGATGATGAATACACTGTTGATGCGAATGATCAAGTTGTAATATCAACCAATAGATTGACATGTTTAAATTCACCACAAATATTTTTAGGCCAATATGGTGAAACCAATGAACCAGCTATGTTGGGTCAGACGACAGTAGACTGGTTATATGACTTGTGTAATTGGTTATTGGATCATGTGCATTGGTATCATCACGTACATCCACATCCACATACGCATGAAGATGCTGGAGCATTAAGTGCGCAAAACACTAACAATGCTAATCCAGATCAGACCCAATTACCAGAACAAAAATTGGCTTTAAAACTTTTGAGAGATAATTTGCATAAAACATTGAGTAGAAGAGTATTTTTAACCGGCGGCGGATATGCTCCTGGTAGTAATGGTGTAAAACCATCGGGTAGTGGTGCTGAATGTAAAGATCCAGTCAAAATTAATACGGTGACTGGAGAAGGTGTTGTTGGCGACTTCAAAGGTAGAAATCGTCGTGAAGGTCCAGTACAAATCGAATTTGAATTTGAATAATATATGGCTACTAAAAAATATTATTTTGCATATAAACAAGCAATTCCTTGGAATGGTACATTTTCTCCAACTCAATTCAGAAAGGATTGGAACGCATTTGTATCAAATATAGATCTTAAAAATCCAAATCTAGTAACCGATAAAGATGTATCTTTAGTTTTTGATGTTAAGACGAGAGATTTAACTCCTGATGCAAATTTTCCACAACAAATCGATTTTTCAGTGGAGGGTTATGTAGTTGATACGCCAAATGAATATGGATTATTTAGGTCATTTACTACAGGCGGCGTTGATATAAAAAATCCTGTACCCGGTAAAAAATTTAGAACAATTGTTGCAGCTGCGAGTAAGACTGATATTCAACAAAAAAAATCTCCCGGAGAATCTGTATCAAATTCTTTAAGTTATCTACGTGAGTCATTTGTTCAAACTATAAGAGATCAATTGTCAACCAGAGGATTTACTATAGAGAAGGATCTTCCACTAACTGATCCAGATCCTGCGTTGCCAGGTCCACCAACACAAAATATATCTGGTGTAACTAATAAGGCACCAGTAGTAGACAATCCGAATGTAAAATTACCAACCCAAGAAGTTAAACAATTAGATGCTACTGCAGCACAACAGGCCACTTCAAAAGCACAAAGTTCAGTTAGTAACGTAACTTCACAAGCTCAGAGTGCAGCTAGTAACGTAACTTCTCAAGCGCAAGGAGCTGTCAGTGGTGTAACTTCACAGGCGCAAGGAGCTGTTAGCGGAGTAACTTCACAAGCTCAGAGTGCAGCTAGTAACGTAACTAC